CCCACCAGCGTCACGTTGACCGTGGCGTCGCAGAGCATCGCGCCGGTGGACGTGTTCCACTGGGGCTGCTGGAAGCACTGTTGGTAGTTGGGCATGGGGCTTGGGCCTTGGGTCTTGGGTCTTGGGGCTTGGGTCTTGGCTGCGAAGCCCTAAGACCCAAGTCCCAAGCCGTAAGTCCTTAGAACAGCAGCTCGCCCAGCACGCTGGCGCCCGCGCAGTTGCCGGCGTTGGCGCTGGTGGTGACCGTGCTGCGGATGTAGCGCTGCACGTTGGTGGGCAGCTTGGTGCGGTAGGTGGCCGGCGACGCGCCGCTGGCATTGGCCCCCGTCTGCACGATCACCGAGGAAAACAGCGTCGTCCAGTTGCCGCCGTCCGGCGACTGATCGACCTGGTAGGTCGCGGTGACGCTGTTGGGCAACTGCGTGGCGTTGAGCGACGGGGCCGTCACCAGCAGCTCGCACTCGGCGACCATATCGCCGTGCGCCGTGCTGGAGCTGCCCTGGTTGGCCTCGCCGAGGTCGATCGCCGGCGTGTGGGCCGCACCGGCGGAGGCGGGCAGAGCGATGGTGGCATTGGCCTGGCCGTCGCGGAGGTTGTAGCCGAGCATGGGGAAGTCCTCGAAAGAAGTGGAAGCGTTGTGCGAAGGTCGGCGGCCGGAAGCAAGAGGGGGCGAAGAGGGCCGCCGGCCGGCCGGCCCTCTTCGCCGATGGGCGATCGGCCTACAGGATGGCCTCGTAGTTGCTGATCGACTCGGTGGGCAGGATGGGGATTCCCTCGAACTCGGTCGGCGTCGGGGCCGGCGCGCCGGTGGGGTTCACCGCCGTGCGGCTCTCGCGCAACTGCTCCAGGGCCTGGCGGGTCATGAACAGGCAGTGCGGCGGGTAGCCCACCTTGAATTTGCTGACCAACTGGCCCAGGAGCTTGTCGGTGAGGCCCTTGCCGGCGTCGCTGGTGATGTTCTTGATCCGCCCGCAGCTCCAGTAGCGGCCGACCTGCATGCCGACGCGGCAGATGATGTCCTGGTGCAGGGCCCAATAGGGGTTGCCGCTGCCGTCCGTGACGCGGACGCGCTCCACGTCGGTCAGGCGCATCTCGCCCTGCAGGCCGAAGATCCAGGTCACGTCCTGCCAGCCGTAACGCACGGCCCAGACGCTGGTGCTGATCGTGCCGCTGGCGGCCACGCCCTGGCTGGTCCCGGTGGCGTTGACTTCCATGTCCGTGGGATCGTAGACCTGCAGCAGGCCGGGGAAGCCCAGCGAGTCGTTGGCCGTCTGGCTCTGCGCGGCGGCGTTGCCGTAGTAGAACTGCCGGCAGACGGTTTGCACCGAGGCCTCGAAGAGGCCCGATGCCTCCTTGGCCATGCATGCGGCGGGGCCGTCCTCGTCGCTGCGGGCGACTTCCTCGTCGACCTCGATCGGCGGCGTGAGCAGGAACGTCTCGTAGAGACGGTTTTCCCAGGTGCTTTTGCCCACCGGCGTGCCCGTGTTGGCGGACCGGAAGCCGACCGTGGGCAGGCTGGTGCGGACCAGCGTCTTGTAGTGCACGCCCTTGATGGTGCGGCTGCCGCCGACCATCGGCACGCGCTGGCCGGCCAGGGTGACGCCGGTCAACTCGGGGACGTTACGAATGCACTCGTCGATCAGACCCGCCACGGCGTCGCTGCCGTTGAACTTGGCGATGTCCAACATGGTGAGAACGGAAGACATGGAAAAAACTCCAAAAGACGATCAGAGCGGGGGCGGGTGAACGGGGAAGCGAGGCGTGAAGCGGTGACTCAGGGCTTGGGCGGGATCTTGATCGCCATGGCGACCCGGGCCAGGTTGGCGCCCAGGGCCATTTCGAGCTTGTTGCCCGGCGTCACGTCGGCGGCCGGGGAGCCGGAGGCCGGAACTTCGCCGGCGGCCGGATCGGCAACGATGCCGCTGCCGGAGAGGGGCAGCTCGCCGTCGCCGGCGATCGCGGCCAGCCGCTGCTTGAGCTGGGTGTTTTCGTTGGTCACGGCGGCGAGGTGCAGCACTTGCGCCTCGACGAAGGTCCTGCCCTGAGCGAACCAGACGCCGCCCTGGGGACCAAAAGCGTCGAGGAACTTCTTGCCCTCCGGCTCGGCGGCCAGGGGGACGGCGGGGGCACTGGCAGAGCCAGAGGCACTCGCGGCGGCCGGAGCGGCCGGCGCGGCAGCCAGCGGCGCGGCGACGGGAGCAGCGGGAGTAGCGGGAGTAGCGGGAGTAGCGGGAGTAGCGGGAACGGCGGGAACGGCGGGCGTGGCGGACGCGTCACTCATGGAAAGGGGCTCCGTGGAGAAAGAGGAGACCTCGACGGTCTCGGACTGGTCGCTCGAAAACTTGGCGCTGGTCTGGTTGTCAACGCCGTACGGACATAGCGCGATGCCGGCCACGCACCACTTGCGGAAGACGGTGCCCGGGCCGGTGAACGTGTAGCCGTTGACCTGCGTGGACATTCCCTCGGCGACATCCTCCAGCACGATCGAGCCGGGGACGTGGGCAATCGAACACTGGAAGGGGACCCCGGCATCGGCCAGCGCCAGGGTCCGCGACCCGAGGTCGTCGGGATCGCCAGCCACGGGCACGACGGTGGCCTTGGCCGTCAGGCCGTCCTCACCCTCCGGGTCGTATTGTTCCGCGAAACCGATCACGCGCTGGGAATCGTGGCAATAGTCCAGCGGCGTCCGTTGGGCGACGGCCGAGAAGCCGCTCATGTCGTGGACGATGCGACCCAGGTAGGGATGGTTGGCCGGCTGATCGGTGCGGGCCAGGAGGTCCACCGGGCGAGGCTCGCCGGCCGATGGCGTCCCGCCCGATTCCTGGCTGGCCGAGAACTTCACCACACCGCCGGCGATGGTCAGAGCCGCGCGGGGAAGGCGTCGCTTGATGATCGTCTGTGCGTTGGGCATGGGAGGAAGCTTTCAGCGGTCAGAACGGGTTGGCGCCGATCCAGGCGGTCCAGGCCACCGAGGTGATCTGGAAATCGACGATCGGGCAGCCGCGGACCCAAGCCTCGAAGAGGTAGAGAGGGTCCACGGAAAGCGAGCGGGCGAGGTCCCAGAGGTTCATGGCTTTTGAGGGGTCTTGGGGCTTGGGATGGTGCTCAGTTGTTGGAAGGGACGGCCCGTGCGGTTTTCCTGCTCTTCGCGGGCTTGGTGCTCTTGGTGGCAGGCTCGTCGTCTTGGGGAGCGCCGCCGACCTGGCTGATGGCCCCGGTGTCCGGGTCCAGGCCGGCGCCTTCGATGGCGTCTTGCTCCGCCTTCAGCTCGTCCAGCACGTCGGAGAATTGGCGCTGCTGCTGGCGGAGGATATGGGTGCGGCTGTCGAGCTTGAGGGCCACGGCGAGCTGGTTGGCCTGCATTTCCTTAAGCTGATCGATCCAGGGGATGCCCGTAAAGAGCCATTCCCACTCGACGTCAGATAACAACATCTTGCCCGGCAGCTCCAGCAGGCCCGAGGCGATCCAGGTGGCCAGCTTCCAGACAGTCACCGCGTCCAACAGGTCCCGCAGGTTGGCCCGCTTGCTCTTGGCCGAATCCTCGTACTGGATCCAGGCCGATCGCATCGAGGACCAGGCCGTCTCGCTCTCGTCATAGAAACAGTGGGGCAGGTCCAGCGACTTCAGAGCAATCTGGATCATCACCGCGATGAAGCTCTGGAACTCTTCGCTGGGCGTGCGGCTTTCGAGAATGTCGGCGTCGTCGCCCGCGTCCATGTCGAGGGAGAAGAGCCCGCGGCCGAAATCCAGGGGGTAGCGGCGGGCGTCATCCAGGTGCGGCGTGTCGCAGCCGTTGTAGACGCCCTCCTCTTCCGCCTCTTCGATCTCCGCGTTTTCCTCGGCGTCGACGCGCGAGTTTTCGCCGATTTCGTCCGACTCGTCGCGGGTGAACTTCAGCCCGAAGAGCTGCGCGACCTTGGCCTTGGCCAGCGCGTAGGTCTTGGCCTCGTAGATGTCGCGGAAGTCATTCAACGCCGAGCTGAGCGGGGAGACGCCGCGGAACTGGTCAAAACGCTCGAAATAGGCGTGCAACAGGAAATGGCGGGAGGGCACGATCCGTTCGGGCAGGAATTGCGTCCCGAAGGGTCCGCGCTTGGCGATCGAATAGCCCAGCGCTTTTCCCGTGGGATTGACCACCACGCCGTTGATCAGCCGGCTCCCTGGGGGCCAACCGGTCAGGCTCGGACCGGCGCCGCCGTCCACCGCCCACATCAGGCCCAGGCCCCAGGGGTTGCGGAGCTGGCCGGTGCGGCACTTCAGGAAGCCGACGTCGCCGTCGACCGTGGCGCGGGCCTCGGCCAGGCGAATCTGCCGCCAGAGCGGATGCCGAGCGCAGGCGTCGCAGTTCTCCTTGCGCCCCCACCACTTCATCAGGGCCTTGATCCGGGCGTCGAGCTGCTCGTCGCCAGAGCGCGGCTGGAAGACCACGGAAGCGACGTAATCCAGGTGCTTGCGGATGGCCCAGGCGGCAATGGAGAAGTTGCGCGGCAGGTCCCGCGTGGTGCTGACCAGGGCGGTGCGCTGGCCGGGCAGCAGCTCCGCGTCTTCGCTCCGCAGGGTGAGCGTGGGCGGCCGGCGGCTGGTGGAGACGTTGGCCGCGTCGTACCCAAACAGGGCCCGGGCGGCACGTTCCACGCGATCGGCGGCAAGGGTCAAGAAGCCCATAGGTCGAAACTCAGCAGGTCGGTTCCATGGCGCGGCTGATGTCCAGCGTCCGCACCCGCGGCCGGCGGCCCGATCGGCGGGCGGCCCGGCGCTCGAAAAACAGGAGGTTCTTTCGCACCTGGGCCGGATCGGTGCGGCTCTCCACGCCATCGAAGGCGGAAACGGTCACTCCGGACGTGCCGGCGGCGGCCTGGGAGGCCAGCCCGGCTTCGAGGTCCTGGGCGGCCTGGGCCTCGCGGGCCACGGGCAGCGTCGGGCCAAGGTCCGACCAGGTGATCGTGCCGTCGATGACCGCGGTGCCGTCATTGGGCCAGGTCGGCGCCGTGGCTCCCGTGGTGCCGGGAATCGTGCAGCGGTAGTAGTCGCCGGCGGAGACCCGGATCACCTGGTTCCGGCGGAAGACGGTCGAGGCGGCCCACGTGAGAATTGGCATACTCAACGCTAAGGGCGCCCGGGCGGCCCGGCGGAGAAAATCGCGGGATACGAGAAATTATCGAATCACGGGTCGGAAACGTCGCTAATTGGCGACGGTCCGCCATTTCTCATCGATC